GGCTGGCAGTCCCTGTTGCAGACTCAGATGACTGGTATCGCTAACTACCTTGACGCTAAGTGCGCCGCCCAGCTTTCCGCTGGCGAATACGCTGTCACTCTGGGCGTTAAGAACCCTAACGATATTCTGCGTTCTATCGCTATGGCGCGCCACGTCTTGAACAAGACTCGCGCCCCGATGAAGAACCGTATCCTTCTGGTCGGTACTGACTTCGATGCTGCGTTGCAGATGGATGAGACTTTCAACCGTTCTACTGGTATTGGCGAGAATGGCGCTTCGTCTGCTATCCGTGAAGCGACCATTGGTCGTATTAAGGGCTTTGATGTTGTTGTTTCTCAGGACATTAAGCCGGGTGAGGCTTACGCCTTGTCGGATGGCGCGTTCGTCATGGCTCAGGCTGCTCCCCGTCGCCCTGATGACGTGGGTGCTGCTGGCACTGCTGCGTTGGATGGTTTCGCGTTGCGCTGGATGCGTCAGTACAACCCGTCCCGCCTGTACGATGAGAGTGTCGTTGACGCTTGGGCCGGTTGGACTCAGGTTAAGGACCCTGTTTACTTCGAGAAGAACGGACAGTGGACTCAGTCTACTGACAAGTACGCTATCCGCGCTGTTAAGCTTACGATGGGCGATACTGCTGCTGACTCGTTCTTCGCAACTGGTACCGATAAGGATGCTGTTGCTACAGGCTTGGGCCTGAAGGCACGTCCTAAGAGCCTGGTTGAGAAGGCTAACGCCTGACGGTAGTGGTGTTTGACGTTGTAGGAAGGGAGGCTGGGTTTGGCTTCTTTTAATGAAACTAGTTTGGTTACGTTGGAGGATTTGGAGGCGCGGTCTCCCTTCCCGCTGTCTAGCCGGGACCGGGAGGTTGCTAAGGCTGCGATTGTTGATGCGTCTAACCTAGTGAGGCATGAGGGGAATCCTAACTGGAATCCTATGAACGTGCCGCCTGTCGTTAAGACAGTGGTCCGTAACAGCGTGTCCCGGTTCATGAACCTTATCGACGGCGTGACTGTCAGCCGCGCGGGGGATGAGACTGAGCATTATACGGACTTGCAGGAAAAGACTGGTACGGTGTTTTTGACTGAGGACGAGAAGGAGACTGTGCGCCGGTGTGCGGGGCGCGGTCGTTCTTCTATGTTCGCGGTGTCTACGTTCTTGTATACGCCACCTAACACGTCTGACCAGACTACTACGCCTAATGTTACGGTTCCCGCTGTTAGTCCCGCGCCTGCCCCGGCCACGGCGATAGCTTCCGCCTTCTTTGAACAACGGTTGTGATGCGTTATGGCTGTTGGACGTAAAAGGCGCGGCAGGCTTGACGGGTTGATACCGTTTCAGATGGGCTTCTTGTATCCAAGGTTTATTGTTACGGATTCGCGGGGCAACCGTGTTATGGTCCCGCAAGACGCTACTATCCCGATGGGTGGCAAGACTTATAAAACTGATGGGGCGCTCGCGGTGCGCATGAGCTACCAGTCTTTGGCTACTTCTAGAGGCGAAATTCCCGGCCAGCTGACTAATGAGGAAGTCAAGTTCTACGTGTCCCCCATAGCTGAGGACGGTAGAGTGTTGGCTGACTTGATGCGGCGCTATACGGGGCACGAGACTGGACAGGATGTCCCTATCGGCCCTTGGACTCAGATCAGCTTCGATGGTCGCATGTGGGACATTAGTGCTCCGCCCGTGTTTAAGCGTGGCACTAGGCGCACGTCTCATTGGGAGATGACGGCTCACCCGTCTCATGGCGGCGATATTGCGCGGCTGCGTGACGCTGTTGAGGCAGAGGCTATCGTGCCTGATAGCAACGCGCCTAGCGGGAGTTTTGAGGACTGGGATCACCTGTAGCGAGAGGGGAGTGGTGCTTGTGGCTGGAATGTTGATGACACCTAAGCGGTTGAATAAGGTTGTTTCTCACATGCCTATTGTGAAAGCTGCTGTGCGAGATGAGACTATTAAGCGCGCTCAGGTCGCTGAGGGCGTGTTGAAAGCGCATGAACGTGAGGGGCATAGCCGTATCGTGGTCATGTTTGGTTCTACTGACGGCTATTTCGGTTTGTCTGATGAGCGTGGCCGTCATGCTGCTGCTGCTATCGAGTATGGGTATCCGGCTGGATACAGGTATCGTGTTGATAAGAAAACTGGCAGGCTGATCAGGCAGTGGTTTAACGCGCGCCGCCCTGTGGGCGCGTTGCGTGCGGGCATAGAGTATCGGGGGTGATCGTGTCTGGATGAGAATTTTAAACGTCTAGCGGGCCGAAGGCTGTTGGCTGAGGATATTATTCCCGGTATTCTCAGGAAGGTGTTGCCGGGTTATGTTCGCGTGTTGTCTCGCGTGGAGGAGAATCCTCAGTTTCCTTTCATATTGGTGTCTAGCGCTCGCGTGAGCGAAGGCCAGTCGCCTACGAGTGACCAGTCGGATATCCTTAGCTTTAATATTCACACGTTTTGTCGGGGTATTGATGCGGATATTGACGCTGCTAACTTGTGTTGGGCGGCTGTTAACGCTGTGAAGGATGCTGCGCTGCGTGGCGATAGCGTGGGTGATGGTCAGGTTATTGTCTGGTCTAAGCTGGTTATGGAGCCTTTGCGTAGGTCTGACTGGCAGGACGCTAGTGGTCCCGTTCAGTATCAGGATTTGCCTCAGTTCGTTGAACGCTATGAAGCGTGGATGCGAGTACGGGTTATTCATCGTAAGTAATATATTTGTTTGGAGTGTGATAGTTTATGGCAGTTAATGGTGCTTTGATTGATGATAAGGTGATGTCGCGTGAGGTTTTCGACGTGTATGTTGCTGACGCGAATACGGCGTTGCCGAAGGTTGGGGACCTTGTTTCCGCGTCTAAGAAGACTGCGGCTTTGACGGCGTGGAAGCCTATCGGCCACATGTCTAGCGAGACTGGCCTTAAGATTGCAAAGACTGGTGGAGAGCTTTCTACTAAGTCTACGTTGCAGGTTGAGAAGTTCCGCGTGAAGTCCACGTCGATTGAGTGGTCTGCTGAGGGCGCTTTGGTGCAGTTTGATGAGGATTCGATTAAGCGGTTCTTTGGTGCTAACGCGACCGTGGATGCGTTGGGTTACATTAACGCTCCTACGGCCCCTAAGCCCGAGGAACTGGCCCTGTTGATGATTGCTCGCGACGCTGACATGGCGCTGGTTATGGGTGGCCGTAAGGTTGCTGTCGTGGGTAACGGTGATTTTACTCCTACTAACAAGGATGGCTTCATTGAGATGCCTTTGAAGTTTACGTTCTTGCAGGATAGTGAGGGTAATTCGTTTAAGATGTCTGCTGCTACTAAGGTTACGGCTTGACATTGTTTCCGGCGTGGGGTATGTTTGCTAGTGTTGCAGGCGTGCCCCGCGCTGGGCATGTTGCACACGTTTGTTGTTTCTAGGAAAGGGGACATTTTATGTCGATTGAAATTAACATTGAAGATTTGCAGGAACTCGTAGAAGAGAATAGCCCGTCGCTCGTTGTGGGCGGCGTGCGTTTGCGTAATATCGCGTTGCTTGATGCTGACGAGTTTGATCGTTATGAGAAGCTGCTGCGTATCGGCAAGTATGAGGACAATTCAGAGCGCGGCTTTAACATGGGTGAGCTTCTTGAGCGTTATACTGAGTTGTTTATTCTTCTTGCGGGCGGGGATACGCCGAAGGTTCGTAAGGTTCTGGAGTCTGTTACTAAGGTCCCGGGCGGCTTGGTGACGTTGATCGCTAAGTACTTTAAGGTTACTCAGGTGGGGGAAGCCTAGCCCTTAAAAAGGCTCTTGACGGCTGTCTGTGGGAAGTGTGCGCTGACATGTTAGAGCATTATAATATTGATATTGTTAAGACTCTGACTGTCGGCACCTACCCGCCGCCCGCTATGCTTGTTAAGTTGATTGATGAGCTGCCTGTTGGATCGCGTTACGTAGCTAAGAAGCTGGGTGACAATAGGTTCTTGGGTAGGACGCGGGATACCGTGGTCTTGGAGGATACGTATGATTTGATTCAGGCGTTGATGAAGGGGCTTGCTGGCGGGAAGGTTCCTATTGAGCCGTATCCGCGTCCGAAGGCTAAGACTGCTGAGGATGTGCGGCGAGAGTCTGAGGGCTTGTCTTTGCGCGAGTTGGTCTCATGGGGCGAGTCTTTGGGGCTTGTTGAGTGGGAAGAAGTTGAATTCGACGACGAATAGTTGTCATTGTATATAGGGGAAGGTTGCCGTTTTGGTGGCCTTCCCCTTTTTTTGTTGCGTGGGGTGGTGAGGGTTAGTGCCTGATGTTATTGATATTGGTGGAGAGAGCGTTCCTGAGATTGCGTGGCTTGCGGTTAAGATTCTTCCGGCTACGGCTGAGATGTGGCATGAGACGCGCCGTCAGGTTAAACTGTTGGAGAAGTCGCTTGATCCTATAAATGTTGAGGTTGAGCTTGAGGAGGAGCGGGCCGCGCAACGTGCTACCGAGTTGCATCGTGAGATTGAGCGCCGTTTGCGTCCTGTCACTCAAGAGGTGCGCTTGGAGTTGGATCAGCAGAATGTGGCTAAGAGTCTGGCTGAGTTGGAGCGTGAGAAGATTCAGGTTGAGGCTGAGCGCGCTGGACGGTTGAAGCATTCTTTCAGTGATTTGGATAAGAGTCTTGATGCGTTGCGTCGTAAGCATCGTGCTATTTTTGAGGGTAAGGCTTTTGAGGCTCACCCGATTGCGTCTAAGAGTGGTAACTATTTCCCTTGGGAGCATGAGCTGCCCCGGTTCTTGAAGGCTTTGGAGAGTAAGAAGGCTCAGATTCAGATTTACCCGGCTGACGATTGGAAGAGTCAGATTCGCGGTGAGCTAGACGGCTTCTTTAAGAAGGAGTATCGTGGGCAGGTTGAGTTTGAGGTTGCTGGGTCTTCTGTTGATAAGCTTCTTGAGGCTGATGGCCGGATTCGTGAGGAGTTTGGTCGCCGTCAGAATTGGAAGTATGTTGTTGATCTTGATAGTGAGGTTAAGTCTGGCCGTTTGGATTCTGTGTTGGATGGGATTCGTCGTCGTATTCGTGAGAAGGCTTTCGGTGCTCATGATAATTTCGAGTTTGACATTAAGCCTAATATGGATCGTGGGGATTTGCGTAGGATTGGCCGCGAGTTGCGTCACTTTAAGCACCAGTGGGATAAGACTGAGCTAGAGTTTAAGCTTGGGTTGGATCATTCTGCCCGGTATATTACTGGCGCGCGTCTTGCGTTGTTGGCTCGTGACCGTTGGGTGTCGTTTAAGCCTATTGTTGATAGTAAGGCTTTTATTGCTGCTAAGACTGCTTTGGATGCTTTGAGTGGTTTCCGTCTTGCTCGTGATTTGTCTACGCGCTTGTGGGATATGGTTAAGAATATGGATAAGGCTGTGCCGCTTATTGGTCTTATGGCTTCTGGTTTGGCTGTTGCTGCGTCTGCTGCGTCTGTTTTGGCTATGCATTCGTTGACGGTTGGTGCTGGGATTGTTCGCGCGGCTGAGGCTGTGGGGCTTATGGTTCCGGGTATGGCTGTTGCGGCTGGTATTTTAGCGGCGTCGTTTGTTGTTCCGTTGAAGAACATTAGTGACCATATTACGCACCTTAAGGACGATTTTAAGGGCTTGTCTAAGGAGATGGGTTCTTCGTTTTGGGGTGAGGCTAAGGGGCGTTTTGAGGAGGCTTATGCTGGCCTGTTCCCGCGTTTGCGTGATGGTTTGAAGCGCACGTCTCAGGCTGCTGGTGAGCATTTCGCTAGCGTGTTGGTGTCGTTGGAGAAGATTGTTGGCCCTGCTATGGAACGCCAGTTTGAGCATACTGGGCGGGCTATGGAGGAGCTTGCTAAGCATAGTGATGGTTTCGCTAAGGTTCTTCGCGTCTTGGGTGATGTGGGCACTAACGCTTTTGAGGAT